CTGTCCTTGAGAGCCGGTCGGGGACGTGGCGCTGCCCCTCCGCCAGTCTGTCGTCGGGCCATGGGCGGCCCACCATGTGGCCCGAGCTAAGAGGGTGGATTGATGGCAAAGCGGCTCAAGACCATCACGGCGGGGCGCCTGGTGGTCGTTGGGTGCTACACCATCCCAACACCCCGCAGCACAGAGCGGGAAAGAAAAGCACTGCGTGAGATCTCCAGCGCAGCCCAGATGACGATTAACGCCAACCGCTCCTGGCAACGGCTGGAGCTGCTGCTGGCCGCCAACTTCGGGCGGAGAGACCTCCACGTGGTGCTCACCTATGACGACGAGCACCTTCCGGCCAACCGGCAGGCGGCGGTGAAGCGGGTGCGCAAGATGCTGCCCCAACTCCGGGCCGTGCGGAAGTCCAGAGGGCAGGAACTCAAGTACATATATGTGACGGAGCAACTCAGCTCCGAGGGCGGGCGGCTCCACCACCACTTGATAATCAACGGAACCGGGGCGGATCTGGATGTGCTCCGCTCCCTTTGGCCTTATGGTGAGGTGGAGCTGGAGCCCCTGGACACATGGCAGGGCTACGAGGCCCTGGCCAAGTACCTGACCAAGGAGCCCAGGGAGCTGGGCAAGCCGGAGGTGGGGGCGCGGAACTGGGCGGCCTCCCTTGGGCTGAAAAAGCCGAAGGTGGAGAGTGAAATCGTCAAGGATAACCTGACGGTGGCCGCGCCGCCCGGAGCAGTCATCCTCAGCGCACCGCCACCCGTGCGAAACGAGTTTGGCGAGTTTGTCGTGCTGAAATACTATTTACCAATAAGGAAGAAGGAGGAGAAGAAAGGAACCAGGCCACCGCGCAGGCGGAAAAGAAAATAGCCCTCGCGTCTTTATTCGGTCTGGAAACCAGTGGTAACAAGTCCGTGAGGAGGTAGAAAATGCATGGAAAAGTTGCAAAACAGAGGCGAGTGTGGTAAACTAATCGTGAAGGACGGATGGCTGAAATGTCCGTCCTGCCGCAAGCGGCTGCTCCGAGTGGAGCGCGACACTGCGGCGCACAATCTCATTGTCTACTGCCGAAACTGCAAGCGCAGTGTAACGGTAGACATCGACAGAGGCCAGTGCTTTGAGAGCCAGAGCCCGACATGATCCCAGCGTGGGATGTGGTCGGGCTCTGGCTTTTTGTTTTGCCCGGAGGTGATAGCCCGTGGCCATGAAGCCGCTCCGACCATGCCGGCACCCAGGATGCCCGGAGCTCACCCGAGAGGGATACTGCCCCAAGCATAAGCCCAAGCGGGCGGGGCGCCGGGTGTCCGCCCAGTGGCACGGCTGGTACAGTCTGCCCGTCTGGACGGACGACCTGCGGCCCAATCAGCTCCTGCGGGAGCCGTGGTGCCGGGAGTGCGCCCGACGGGGCATACACACCAGGGCCACGGTGGTGGACCACATCCAGCCCCACCGGGGCAACTGGACCCGCTTTATCGACCGGGACAATTTGCAGAGCCTGTGTAAGTCCTGCCACGATCGCAAGACTGCCCTAGAAATGGCGGCGGAAAAACGGCAAAACCGGGGGCATTTTTAGTGCTTGGAATCGGCGAGACCGGCGGGATGCTTGGGCGTGCGCAACGGACCTGCCCGCGCACGGCAAGCCGGAGGCTTGCCAGACCCTACCCCCGGCCTGGAAAAGTTTAGGGAAATTGATGCAAGACCGCACGGCCCCCTCGGTAAGAGATTTTCTCCCCACGGGAAATCCCGAAGCCCGGCGCAGCCCCGCAGGTGGCGAAAGCCGGGAGCAGGCGGGGAGAGAGATGGGGGAAAGCTGGGGGCGAGACGGGCGGCAAAACTGAAAACGAGGAGGTGGCCGGAATGGCTATCGAAACACAGAACGGGTACCCGTCCATCCGCATCACGGCGGGGGAGCGGGTACTGAGAAAGGCGGCGGAGCTGGTGCCCTATGAGGGGAACCCGCGCCGTCACGGCGAAAAGCAGATGCAGGCGCTGCGCCGGAGCCTGCGGGAGTTTGGCTTTCTCCGGCCGCTCCTGATCGACCGGGAGAACCGGCTGGTGGCCGGCCAGGCCGTCCTCCAGGCCGCCATGGCCGAGGGGATGGATGTGGTGCCGTGTATCCTGGCCGAAGGACTGACGGCGGAGCAGCGTCGGGCGTATATCCTGGCGGACAACCGCCTGGCCGAGCTGGCCGAGTGGGACCGGCAGGCCCTGCGGGTGGAGCTCCAGGCCCTCAACGACCTGGGCTTCGACCTGGAGCTGACGGGCTTCTCCCTGGAGGCGCTGCCCTTCCGCCTGGACGGGGAGCCGCCGGCGGCGGAGGAGGACGCGGAGGCCCCGGTGCAGGGGCGGGCACCGCTGGAAAGCGGCCGCTGCTATCAGCTCGGCCGGCACCGGCTGTATGTGGGGGACGCTACGTCCCCCGGCGCTCTGGATGCGCTTATGGACGGAGCGAAGGCGCGTCTGCTCCTGACTGACCCACCCTACAATGTTAACCTGTACGGTGAGGCCAAGCCCAGGAGCCGGACGGACGGGCTGCGGGTGCTCAACGACCACTGGGAGAGCGAGGATGCCTTTGAGGACTTCCTGACGGGGGCGCTGGCCGGATGCGCCGGGCACATGGAGCCGGGCGCGGCCTTCTACCTGTGGCATGCCTCCATGCACGCGGTCAGCGCCTACCATGCCTGCGCCCGGAGCGGGCTGGGGGTGCGCCAGCAGTTGATCTGGGTCAAGCAGAGCTTCATTCTGGGGCGCCAGGACTACCAGTGGCAGCACGAGCCCTGTCTGTATGGATGGAAGCCGGGAGCGGCCCACCGCTGGGAGGGAGACCGGAAGCAGGGCACGGTCCTGCGCTTCGACCGGCCGGTCCGCTCGGCGGAGCACCCCACCATGAAGCCGGTGAAACTCTTTGACTACCTGATCCGCAACAGCAGCCGCCCTGGGGATATCGTGCTGGACCCCTTTGCCGGGAGCGGGACCACCCTGGCGGCCTGTGAGCAATCCGGGCGGACGGCTTATGTGGCAGAGCTGGACCCCGGCTATGCGGCGGGAATTGCGGATCGCTGGAGGCGGCTGGGCGGAGAGGAGGGCGCCGCCGCCTCAA